GTGTTGGTAATAATGAAGACCTAAAAAAGCAAATTGAAGAGCTACAAGCAACAAACAAATCTAAAGAAAAGGAACATCAGCAAGCTATAACAAAGCTTAAAATTGATGCAGAAGTAGATAAGGCATTACTTAATGCTAAAGCAAGAAATACAAAGGCAGTAAGAGCATTATTAGACTTAAATGATGCTAAATTGGATGATAGTGGTTGTGTAATAGGGTTATCAGACAAAATAAAAGCATTAACAGAAGCGGAGGACACAAGCTTCTTATTTGAGTCTAAAGCAAGCTTTAAAGGTGTTAAGCCTAATGAAAAGATGGACAACGATTTAAGTGGTGGCATAAAAGATTTAGATAAAATGTCTTATGATGAAAGATGTAAATTTTTCGATAGTCATCCAGAAGTAAATCTATAAAAATAATAAAATAGAAAGGTAAAGGTGATAACTATGGCAATATTTGCAGGTAAACAATTTAACGAAAAAGCTTTTAAGTATTCAGTGGATAAAGCACCAAACTTAAAAATGAACGAAATAAAAAAATCTAAAGTGTTAGCAAAAAATAAAGATATAGATAGTGCTTTTAATGACCAAGGGGGAACACTTTATGCAGAAATTGCAATGAAAGGTATATTAGAAGGTGATGCTGTAAATTATGATGGAGAGACAGATATAACAGCATCTTCAACTAAGACATTTAAGCAAGGAGTAATTGTAATTGGGCGTGCGAAAGCATTTGAGGAAAAGGATTTTGCCTATGATATAACTGGTGGCGAAGATCATATGCAAAATATAGCTGAACAGGTTGCAGACTATAAAGACGGATTAGACGAAGATGCTATATTAGATACATTAGAAGGGGTATTTAATATGGGAACCATAGCCTCACCAGACACAAAATCTAAAGAGTTTTGTGACAAACATACTTATGCCATTAATGGTGAAATAAGTGCAACAACTCTAAATACTGCAACTAATCAAGCATGTGGAGCGAAAAAAAAGAAATTTAGATTAGTATTTATGCATGGTAATGTATCTACAGGATTAGAGAATAAAAACCTAGTAGAACATCTAAAATATACAGATAAAGATGGAGTGCAAAGGGATTTAGAGTTATATTCATGGAACGGCAAATTAGTAATAGTTGATGATGATATGCCAGTTATAACTGCTCATTTTGATGCAGAATCATCTACAGCGGGAGCATTAAAGATTGTTGCAAATAGTGCTACACCATCTACAGGCGAAATAAAATTAAATGATGCAAAGGCTAATTATTTTGGTTCAAGAACATTAGCAGCAAATGACTATGTAGTAGAAAAGACAGCATATATAACATATGTTTTAGGGGAAGGCTCTATATCATACAAAGATGTGGGAGTTAAAAACCCATATACAGTGGCTAGAGACGAAGAAGATGATGGAGGAAAAGACAAAATGTATGTTAGACAAAGAAAAGTGTTTGCACCATATGGAATATCATATACTAAAGCATCACAAGTAACAGCTTCGCCAACAAGAGAGGAACTTAGAAATGGTGCTAACTGGCAGTTAGTTAGTTCAGGAGAGGCGATTGCAGCAGACAGAACTTACTTAAGCCATAAAGCAGTGCCAATAGCAAGAATTATTTCAACTGTAGAATAGGTGATAATGTATGGATATATTAGAAGAAGTAAAAATGAGGTTGCAAAACTTTGGCTATAATGTAGATGATTCAGAAGGCTCAAGTGATTTATACATTATAAACTTTTTAATAAATAAAGTTGTAAAGCACATTAAATGTTCTTGCAATATATCCCATGTACCAGATGGACTGCATGAAGTAGCAGTAGATATGGTATGTGGGCATTTTTTAAATGAGAAAAAAACAATGGATGCTGATAGTTTAAGTAATATTAATTTAGATGTAGCAGTTAAAAGCCTAAAAGAAGGCGACACACAAATTACATATGCCTTGGGTGAAGGTTCTCTAACACCCGAGGCAAAATTAGACTTGTTTATTAAGTATCTTATTGAATATGGGGAAAAAGATTTTGCTGCATATAGGTGTTTTGCATGGTAGCACATAAAAAAGCATTGCAAACTTTATGGACAGACACTTGTAGCATATATACATATTCTAAGACACTTAATGAACTTACAAAACGAACAGAATTTAGTGAAACACTGCTATACTCTAATATACCATGCAAATTATCATTTGATAGTCTTGCTACTACTAATTCAAGTGGAGACCATGTAGATTCAAAAACACAAAATGTTATATTGTTTACTGATAACTTAATAGTAATTCCAGTGGGCTCTAAGGTAGTGGTAACAAGGGAACAAAATATATTTGCATATAAGGTAGTAGGCTTAGGAATGTTCCATAACCATCAGGAAGTTAAACTTACATTGTTTGATGGATGGGCATAGTATGGCTAATTGGGGCAAATGCGACTACCAGCAGCTAAAAGATTTGCAAGAAAAAATAAATAAACTACAAAAAGCTGAAGATGCTTTTTGTGAGGAGTGTGCAAAAGAGCTTGTATCAAGACTATTAGCCAAAGTAATTAAAAGAACACCAGTAGGAAAGTATGGCAAGGAAAAAGATAAAAAAACAGGAAAGGAACAGACCACTAAAATGGGTGGTACATTAAGGCGAGGTTGGACGGCTGAAACAGAAGAGGATGCAGTAAATAAGAAAAATAGTAATGCAACAGAATGGGCAAAAAGCCTAAAGATAAGTAAAAACGGTGGTATGTACCAAGTAGAGATAATTAACCCTGTCTATTATGCCAGTTACGTAGAGTATGGACACAGAACTCCAACACATGAGGGCTGGGTTAAAGGTAGATTTATGCTTACAATTTCTGAGATGGAGCTAGAAACACAAGCACCGCAAATCTTAGAAAAGAAGTTACAAAAGTTTTTAGGGGGAATGCTATAATGCTACCAAACATCATAGACGGAATCTCTAATAGACTAAGTGAGGCATTTGGGCAAAGTTATTATATATATGGTGATAAAGATGTAGTGCAAGGTTTAAGTCCGCCTTGCTTTTTTATTGCCGTTTTAGAAGCTATAGAGACTTACTATGTTGGAAAAAGAAGATATAGAAAGTATCCATTTGATATACATTATTATCCGTCAGAAGATGGAAATAATGCAGAATGTTATGAAGTAGCTGAGCAGTTATTAGAAGAGCTAGAGTATATAACATTAGCTAATAAGGATATATTGCGAGGAAGAAATAAGAACTACGAAATAATAGATGGAGTTCTACATTTTAGAATTAATTATAATGTGTTTATTACTAAGGAAAGCAACTTAGATAATATGGAAAATATACATATTAATTCTAGTATAAAGGAGTGATGTGTGTGGCTAAAAACACAACGAAAACAACACAAAATAACGAAATTTTATACAAAAAGGAACAATTAATAACATTTAGAAAATATTCTGGTAAAATAGATATTTTGGGTGTTATTTTAGATGCTGATAAAAGTTACTCATACAAGCAAGTAGATGACTTAATACAAGAATTTTTAGAGGGGAAGGTGATATAATATGGCATTAGGCGGTGGAACATGGATAACACAAAATAAGAAGTTACCTGGGGCATATATTAATTTTGTAAGTAGTAGAAATGCTAATGCTACACTATCTGAAAGAGGTATTGTTGCAATGCCAATTACAATAGGTTGGGGTGTAGATGATGAAGTATTTGAGCTAACAAATGAGGATTTTCAAAAAAATAGCTTAAAGCTTTTAGGATATAGTATAGATGCTACAGAGTTAGCTCCACTAAGAGAACTATTTTTAAATGCTAAAAAAGCATATTTATATAAAGTAAATACTGGTGGAGCAAAGGCAGAAAATACATATTGTACAGCTAAATATAAAGGTACAAGAGGTAATCAAATTAAAACAGTCATATTAGCAGATGAAACATCAACAGTATCGAATCCAGTATATGTTGTACAAACATATTTTGCAAATATATTAGTTGATGAACAAAAGGCAATAACAGAAATAGCGGGGCTTGTTGCGAATGATTATTGTACATGGAAAACAAGTGCAACACTTGAAGTTACAGCAGGTGTATCATGTACAGGGGGAACAGACGGAGAAGCAACAGCCGCATCATATCAAGCATTTTTGACTGCTATAGAAAGTTATAGTTTTAATGTTATAGGTTATGCAGGGACAACCTCAAGTATCAAAGCATTATTTGCAACATGGACAAAGAGGATGAGGGATGAAATAGGGCTAAAATTCCAATTAGTACTACATCAATACACAACAGCAGACCATGAGGGAATTATATCAGTTGAAAATAACTTGATAGGCGAAACAGACCCAACAGGTAAACTTGTATATTGGGTTGCAGGTGCAGAGGCAGGCTGTGAAGTTAATAAGTCTTTGAGTAATACTGCATATAATGGTGAATTAAACATAAATGTAGCATATAGCCAAACACAGCTAGAAACAATGCTAACAGCAGGAAAGTTTGTATTCCACAAAGTAAACGACACTATTAGAGTGTTATCAGATATTAATACATTTACTACAACAACAGATGAAAAAGGTACAGACTTTAGCAAAAATCAAGTAATAAGAGTATTAGACCAAATAGGTAACGATGTTGCTAATATATTTAATACTAAGTATCTAGGAAAAATTCCAAATGATGCCTCAGGTAGAATAAGCCTATGGAATGACATAGTAAAGCACCATCAAGAATTAGAAAGACTTAGAGCTATAGAAGACTTTAGTGCAGATAATGTTGTAGTAGATAAAGGTGATACAAAGGAAGCTGTAGTAATTACAGATAACATAACACCAATATGTGCAATGGAAAAGCTATATATGACAATCGTAGTAGCTTAAAAAAGTACAAAGGAGGGATAATTCATGAAGATAGGTACAATGAATCCTAAAGATACAATTAGTGGACAATTAGCTGAGTGTTTTATAACAATTGATAATGAAAGAATATATTTTATGCAAGCAGAAACTGTTACTGCCAAAATTAACAAACAAAAGGCAGATATTTCAATAATGGGGAAAACCTGTAAGGGTAAAAAAACAACAGGCTGGAGTGGTACAGGAACAGCAAAGTTTTTCTACGGGTTCCCAATTTTTAGAGATATGATAAAAAAATATAAAGATACTGGAAAAGATATATATTTCGATATGCAAATAACTAACGAAGACCCAACATCGGATGTAGGTAGACAAACAATTATACTTAAAAATTGTAATTTGGATGGTATAACATTAGCTCAATTTGATGTTAATGCAGATGTTCTGGAAGAAGAAGCAGACTTTACTTTTGAGGATTTTGAAATCCCAGAAAAGTTTGCAAGACTAAACTAGTAAGAAATTCTTAATAGTTGAACTATTCGATAATCTCGAATGGTTCAAAACATTGATAAATAGGGGCTTTAATAGTCCCTATTATTTTTTATAACAATACAAAGGAGAGAAAACAATGAATAACTTATCATCATTTTTAAAAGAGAATGCAATAAAGATTGAAAATATAAAGTATGTAACTTCTAAGAGGTTTATAGATAAAGATGGAAAGCCTATAGAATGGGAATTGCAAGCAATAACAACAGAAGAAGATGAAGAAATAAA